CTTTTACTATCTGCCATTTGTTTGTTTATATTTATTGTTATATATTAAATATCTAAAATGTTTTTCTCTACTGCTTATAATCGTATTTATCAACGATATAGTTTTTGAAGTTTTTAACAACATTCATGTGGTCTAGGATTATAGATACAAGAGGTTGTAGTAATTTTAAAAATGTATTCATTGTATCATTCTTATATATATGTGGGCTTAGGCTATTATCTAGTACCGATTCATCATATTTGACAAAGGAAGTATTATCATTATGTCTGCTTTTCATAAACAATAATTCAGAATTTTGTTTCTTCTCGTATAGCATTATGAATTTGGTTTATTTTTAGAATCAACAGTTCCCTTTTTAATTATATTCACAGACTTCATTTGATTAACATCTATATCTGTAGAATAGTATATATCATTACGATCATAAAACCCACCTCTTATTATAGGCAATTCTTCTGGTTCAAATATAATATCACCTAACACTGGATCTAATCCAATGACTTCATTTGGGTTATAAGATACTGACTTCTTTATGGATATATCATTGTTGTACTTGGAGTCAAATTTAGCTAGGCTATTTTTTTGCCTATTTATATTCTCTCTATGATAGTCTTCATTTTTTTTACTTATGAATTTAACATCAACCGAATGTATATCTGTTATAGTTGACAATTCACGTATTAGGTCTAACTTAGGTATTCTGTCTATTCTTCTCAAATCTAAGAAATACTCGGATATTTTATCTAATATTTGTGCATTTACAGAATCATCGGTTGTGTCAGAATATGGTATTACAAAAACATTCATAACATAATATGATAATTTTGGTGAGTCTATTCTATATTTTCTAGTAAGTTGTATTGTTCCACTAGATTTGAGATATTTATCTATTTTAGATTTTTCATATCTATCTAACTCAAAGGCTCTTTTATCTATTGTAAAATAATCAGCATTTTGGTTTTTGAATAGTCTTACATTTGGTGTTGCAACTATAAATATAGTACCAGTCCTTTCATATGCATTAACATGTGAGAAAACACCTAATTTTTTAATTTGATATGCATACTGTTGAGGTAATGCTAATACAAAATTATTACTAGATATTGGTAATATATTTTTGGTAAACTCTATGCTTTCTGCATCAGCACCAAAGTTTACATCAGTATATATGTCTATATTAAATACATCAGTAGGATCAATAACCTCACCATTTCCATCTATTACATCCCCAACGAATCTCCAGTCATTTCTAGTTCTTCTGAATATATTACCATTAGAACCATCTGTTAATAAATAATTAACAGTTATAATAGATCCTATCTTTGGAATAGCACCAAATCCAGAGTTCCCGAATATTATATCAACACCACCATTAAACCCAGTTCTTATAACACATGCCTCTTCTTCTGGTATCATTTCCCATATGTGTTTTTTGGATTCCCAAACATCTCCATTAACAGTAACTTCAACATTAAAATTTTCTATGTCTCTTTGTCCAGGATTTCTAACTGAATAGGTTTGTAATTGAGATCCATCACCTGTATATCGCCTTACTTCCCACCTACCTTGAATTATTGGTAAGAATAAGCTATAATTTGGTGTTATCTTATGTGTGATAGTATCAACGCCTAGGTTAATAGAATAATCTAATGAATTAGTATTGTTTCTAATTAGAGTTCTATTTGTAAATGTAATTCTACCACCAGGTATGCTACTTGATATATCAGAGTCTGTTTTAAGTGTCATTCTTATTGTACCAGATGAACTAATTGCTCTACCTGGTATATGACCAGCTGCTATTGCTTCGTTTCTTATTATTCTAGGATTGTTAGACCCTGGATTGGTTAAGTCAAATTGACTTATTGAGTTTTTTAGATACAATAGTGACATTTGGTGTAAGTTTTGCACAACATATAATATCTGACCATAAGGAGAGGCGGGGGAGAACAACACACCAGCTTTATTATAAGTCTCTCTTAGATACCTCTCGATTTCTTCCTTTATACCACTAAAGGTTATTTCTGAAAATTTAGTAACTGACATATTATTTTATTGTTTTATTTTTTCTCAATATCTCTTATGTAATCATAATCAAATCTATCCTTTTCAAAAATATCTTTAACATCACTTGTAAATTTATCAATACTAGAATTTCTTTCTACGAGGTAAGAGTCCTCTAGCATAGGATTTGACTTATACGACCATTTAAATTCTTCTCTCTCTAGATCTTCTTTCTTAATTATAGAAAACATAGTCCTATTTTCCTCATTAACAACTATTTCTATATAATTGCTATGTTTTTTGTTATATTTTTCTACTATTTCTACTGAAGAAAACTTATCTGATAAGTCAGAGTGTATTTTATTTATATTTTTCTTTAACCCCATCTTTATTTTTCTTTTATATATTAAATTTATCAATCCCACCTATTCATTAATGTATTTAAGACATTAGTTGCATTTCCATTTGAGAAATTAAATATATAATACACTTAAAGGTTAAAAAATAATTTAAAAACGAATGGGTTTCTCAGACATAAGACAATTAATAGATGAGTATGGTGTGTTAGGCATTTTGTCTATTGTTGCCATATTTTCAATAGTATCTATTGTTAAAAGTAGGTGGTTTGGTGATATTGTTAGCAACTTCTATACAAGTATTATAAAAAGATTTATGAGAAGTAAAACAAAGACATCAAAGCCAATTAAGGATGCTACTGAATCAGATGTACTGAATCATGACATATTTAATTATGTTGATTACTGGACTATATCTAAACTTCCTGCATTACAACTTTCGACTGCATATAGGACTGTTGTATTTAGAAAATATTTGACAATATTCTTAGCTTCTTATAAAAAAAACATTTATAATTATGTTGATTGTAAAAATTATCAAGATATGGATCAAGCAGAACTATCAACTTCTTTACTGAATCTGTTGAATATCATAATTTATGATTATGAAAAAGAGGCTAATGATGTTGGTATTCCACAAATAGTTATAGATAAAATGAGAGTTAAGAACAACTCTAATATATCATTAACTATAGATTTGATAGAGGGGATTTGTAGTTCACAATTTTATGAGTCTACTAAAAATTTATTGAAAATATATTCAATATTAAATATTATTCTATCTATACTAGAAAGTACTATATCAGGATCAGAGGCTGTTTGTGACTCTATAAATGGTAAGCTAAGTGGAAATACATTTGAGGGTAAGATAGAACCATAATATTAAATTAAAGTCTTTTAATGGAATTTTTTATTATGTCAATTATATTGGATGTATCAAAAAAAGTATCAGTGATTTGTAAATCATAAATATTAAAATCTTTAAAGTCTATATCATCCCCAATGAATCTTCGAGATACACTATCACTGTGGTCATTTCTATTAATAACTCTTTTTTTTCTAACATCTTTATCTATATCTAGATATATTACAAATATGCTATCTCTTTGGTTGTTTTTTAAGTATGAATTGATTTCATGTGGTGTCATTACCATAAAATCAGAGGTATTAAAATTATCTAGAGTTATACCATAATACCAGATTGGTTTATCTAAACTAGATGTTATCTCTATTTTTTGATATATTACCATCTCATTATTTTTTATATAGTGTTCGAATTTTTTATTATTAGTATAATGGTAAGTTATATTATGTTTCTCATTCTTCCGAATTGGACGTGTTGTATATTTTAAACACTTTACCATATTTTCTTTATCTAAACTATCCATTAAGTAATCTTTACCAGATCCACTTTTCCCAACTATTATTATTTTCTTATTAAACACAAATAACTTTTTTAATTATATACCATAAACATTTTAAGTTTATATTATTATTCTATTATTTTATATTCTTTTTTAATTTTTTCTAAGTCTGGCATTTCTAAGTCATTATCTCTAATGAATGTTTGTAGCCTATCTAACATAACAGTATCTCTGTTTCTAACTATTTCATAGTCTATGAAGTCTTCTATTAAAAAGCTATTAGCACTTCTGATAAAGGTATATACCAAGAGATATACTTTGTTTTCCTCTATATCTATAATTCCATTTACTTCTGGGAAATGTTCTAAATCTGTTAATCTGTTAATATTACAAAGAAAATCACCACCTACTGTTTGTGGACAATCTTCTAATGATTCTAGCTTATTATGAGAACAATAAAAATCACCATCTACTGTTTGTGGGCTACCTTTTAATGTCTCTAATTTATTGCGATGTACCATATAAATACCACCTACTGTTTGTGGTCCACCAACCAAAGTCTTTAAATTATTCAGAAAACAATAAAATCCACCACTTATTATCTGTGGCCCACCTTCTAATGATTCTAATCCATTACCATGGCAACTAAAGCTACCACCTACTGTTTGTGGGCAACCTTCTAATGATTTCAATTTGTTAAAATTACAACTAAAACTACCACTCACATAACTAAATCTAAGTGGTAGTCTCATTAATTTTAAATCATTTAAATCAACATCTCCATCAACATCGATACTCAAATCATCATTGATAGTGTAATTCTCTATATTATATTTTTTACATGCTTTTACAACACCATTTCTTGTCTTTGGGAATTTAAGACTTACACTCTCAAATATTTTATAGGATTTTATGTGTCTCATGTTTATTCTATTATTTTATAGTGTTTTTTAATTTCTTCTAAGTCAGGCATTTCTAAATCGTTATCCCTTATGAAGGTTTGTAATCTATCTAACATAACAGTATCTTTGTTTCTAAGTATTTCATAGTCATTAAAATCTTCTATCATAAATCTATCAGCATTTTTTATAAAAGTGTATACTAATAGATTTACTGTGTTTTTCTTTATATATATTCTACCATCTACTTCTGAGATGTGTTCTAAGTCTTTTAATTTATTATTAGAACAATCAAAATCACCACTTATTGTTTGTGGACAACCTTCTAGTGATTTTAATTCATTTTTATAACAATAGAAACTACCACTTACTGTTTGTGGACACCCTTCTAATGTTTTTAATTCATTTTGGCTACATTGAAAACCACCTACTGTTTGTGGACACCCTTCTAATGTTTTTAATTCATTATCATAACATAGAAATGCACCACTCACATAACTAAATCTAAGTGGTAAGTATTCTAAATTTTTACTATATAAATGAACACCACCATCAACATCGATACTTAAATCATCATTAATAGTATAGTTTTTTATTCTATACCTTTCACACACTTCTATAACTTCCTTTCTTGTAGTTGGGAAATTAGGACTAGCACTCTCAAATATCTCGTAAGGTTTTATATGTTTCATGTTTATTCTATTATTTTATAATGTTTTTTTATTTCTTTTAAGTCTGGCATCATTAAATCATTATCACTAATAAAGGTCTCTAGTCTATCTAACATAACAGTATCCCTGTTTCTAACTATTTCATAGTCTATAAAGTCTTCTATCATAAAGCTATCAGCTTTTTTAATAAAGGTATACACTAGTAAATATACTGTGTTTTCCTCTATATTTATACTACCACTTACTTCTGGGAAGTATTCTAAGTCTTTTAATTTATTATAGACACAATAAAAATCACCACCTACTGTTTGTGGACTGCCTTCTAATGTCTCTAATTTATTTCTATAACAACTAAATCTACCATCTACTGTTTGTGGACAGCCTTCTAATGATACCAATTCATTTTCATAACAAGTAAAATCACCACCCACTGTCTGTGGACAACCTTCTAATGTTTCTAGATAATTTTTAGAACAATCAAAATCACCACCAACCGTTTGTGGACAACCTTCTAATGATACTAAATCATTAATATTACAATAAAAATCACCCTTTACTGTTCGTGGACTACCTTCTAATGTCTTTAATTTATTACGATTACAATCAAAATCACCACCTACGTAGTTAAATTTAAGTGGTAGATATTCTAAGCCATTACTAGTTAAGGAAACATCACCATCAACATCAATACTTAAATCATCATTAATAGTATAGTTTTCTATTCTATACCTTTTACACACTTTTATAACACCATCTCTAGTAGTTGGGAAGTTAGGACTATTGCTTTCGAATATCTTGTAACGTTTTATGTGTTTCATTCTATTCTATTATTTTATAGTGTTTTTTAATATCTTCTAAGTCAGGCATTTCTAAATCATTATCCCTTATAAATGTTTGAAGCCTATCTAACATAACAGTATCTCGGTTTCTGACTATTTCATAGTCGTTAAAATCTTCTATCATAAAGCTATCAGCATTTTCAATAAAAGTATACACTAGTAAATATACTGTGTTTTCCTCTATATTTATACTACCACTTACTTCTGGGAAATGTTCTAAGTCTCTTAATTCATTAAAGCTACAATAAAAATTACCACCTACTGTTTGTGGGCTACCTTCTAATGTCTTTAATTCATTATGAGAACAATCAAAAAAACCATCTACTGTTTGTGGACAACCTTCTAATGTTTTTAATTTATTACTATGGCAATAAAAATGACCACCTACTGTTTTAGGACTACCTTTTAATGATTTTAATTCATTTTTATAACAATAAAAACTCCCACTTACATAATTAAATTTAAGTGGTAGATATTCTAAGCCATTACTAGTTAAGGAAACATCACCATCAACATCAATACTTAAATCATCGTTGATAGTATAGTTCTCTATTACATACTTTTCGCACACTTCCACAACTTCATCTCTTGTAGTTGGGAAATTAGGGCTAGTGCTTTCGAATATTTTATAGGGTTTTATATGTTTCATTTTACTTTTTTATTGTGGTAAACTCTTTTTTTAAGAAGTTATTGAAATTCATAACAGATTTGCCCTTCTTGCTATCATCTTTAACACCATTCTTATCATCTTTTTTCTTCTGATTGAATGAATTTCTAAGAGCTTTTAAATCTATTTTCTTCTCTCTTGACTTCTTACCAGTCATAGCACCATGATTTCTACCCATCGGTACCATTTGGAAAACCCTATTATTACCACTTGGATTATAAGGTGCTGCCACATCACCAGATCCAGATGTTCCACCATTGCTTGCCCAGCTAGTTCCTATAGTCTGACCACCAAGACCTGATGGTTGTGATGAGACGATAGCTCCTGCTCCACCACCTGCTGATGGTCCGCCAGTAGCCGAAGTGTTTTCAGTTAGTTTTGATTCTTCTATTTTTATAGCATCTAAAACGTTATACATTTTCAAACTACTAAGCTCTCTATTACTTATTAATTTACTCTTTAAATTATAAAGTTGTTCTAAATTAAGATTTTTCATATTCTTTTAAACCATTTAAAGTATATATAAAAATAAGATAATGTATTAGTTATTCTATTATTTTATAGTGTTTTTTTACTTCTTCTAAATTAGGCATTTCTAAATCAAATCCTTCTATGAATGTTTGGAGTCTATCTAACATAACGGTATTACCATTTCTAACTATTTCATAGTCGTTAAAATCTTCTATCATAAATATATCAGCATTATCAATGAAAGTATACACAAGAGAATATATTGGATTTTTATAACCTATAATTACATCACCATTTACTTCTGGGAAGTATTCTAAATCTGTTAATTTATTATAAGAACAATCAAAAACACCACTTACTGTTTGTGGACAACCTTCTAATGTCTTTAATTCATTATGGGAACAGTCAAAATCACCACCTACTGTTTGTGGACAACCTTCTAATGTCTTTAATTGATTACCATAGCAATAAAAGCCACCACCTACTGTTTGTGGACAACCTTCTAACGATTTTAATCCATTATAATAACACCTAAATTCACCACTCACATAATTAAATTTAAGTGGTAAATATTCTAAGTCTTCTCCCCCTAAATCAAAACCATCATCAACATCAATACTTAAATCATCATTAATAGTGTAGTTATCTATTCCATACTTATTACATACTTCTATAACTTCCTCTCTTGTAGTTGGGAAGTTAAGACTAGCACTCTCGAATATTTTATAAGGTTTTATATGTTTCATTTCTATTCTATTATTTTATAGTGTTTTTTAATATCTTCTAAATCAGGCATTTCTAAATTATTATCCCTTATGAAAGTTTGAAGCCTGTCTAACATAACAGTATCACCATTTCTAACAATCTCATAGTCTACGAAGTCTTCTATCATAAAGCTATCCGCTTTATTGATAAAGGTATACACTAATAAATTTGCTGTGTTTTCCTCTATATCTATAATTCCATTTACTTCTGGGAAGTGTTCTAAGTCTTTTAATTTATTCCAAGAACAATCAAAATCCCCACTTACTGTGCTTGGACTACCCTCTAGTGATTTTAAATAATTGGTGTTACAATCAAAACCCCCATTTACTGTTTGTGGACTACCTTCTAATGTCTTTAATTCATTATAAGGACATCTAAAATCACCACCTACTGTTAGTGGGCTACCTTCTAACGATACTAATTCATTATCAGAACAACTAAAATCACCACCTACTGTTAGTGGACTACCTTCTAATGTTTTTAATTCATTATCATAACAATAAAAATGACTATCTACTGTTTGTGGACAACCTTTTAACGATACTAGTCTATTTCCATTACAATCAAAACCACTACTCACATAATTAAATCTAAGTGGTAAGTATTCTAAATTTCTACTAGTTAAATAAACATCACCATCAACATCAATACTTAAATCATCATTAATACTGTAGTTTCTTATATCATATTTTTTACACACTTCTATAACTTCCTCTCTCGTAGTTGGGAAGTTAGGACTTTTATTCTCGAATATTTTATAGTGTTTTATATGTCTCATGTTTATTCTATTATTTTATAGTGTTCCTTAATTTTTTCTAAATCAGGCATTTCTAAATCGTTATCTCTAATGAATGTTTGTAATCTATCTAGCATAACAGTATCTCTGTTTCTAACTATTTCATAGTCTACAAAGTCTTCTATCATAAAGATATCAGCATTATCAATGAAAGTATATACTAAGTGGTGTACTAAATTCTTGGCAGTATATATAGGTCCATTTACTTCTGGGAAATATTCTAAATCAGTTAATTTATTGTTATATATATTGAAATAACCACCTACTGTTTGTGAACAACCTTTTAACGTGTTTAATGTGTTATTAGAACAATCATAATCTTCATTAACTGTTTGTGGGCCACCTTCTAATGATTCTAATCTATTACCAAAACAATGAAACGCTCTTACTTCTTGTGGACATCCTTTTAATGATTTTATTACATTTTTAGAGCAATTAAAAACTTCATCTACTGTTTGTGGACATCCTTTTAATGATTCCAAATCATTATCAGAGCAATTAAAACTACCACTAATAGTTTGTGGACATCCTTCTAATGATTTTAACTTATTATCAGAGCAATTAAAATTCCCACTCACATAATTAAATTTAAGAGGTAGATATTTCAAGTCTTGTGTATCTAAAAAAACACCACCAGAAATATCAATACTTAAATCATCGTTGATAGTATAATATCTTATATCATATCTTTTACACACTTCTATAACTTCCTCTCTCGTAGTTGGGAAGTTAGGACTTTTATTCTCGAATATCTTGTAAGGTTTTATATGTTTCATTTTTATTCTATTATTTTATAGTGTTTTTTAATTTCTTCTAAGTCAGGCATTTCTAAATCATTATCTTTAATAAAAGTTTGGAGTCTATCTAACATAACAGTATCTCTGTTTCTAACTATTTCATAGTCGTTAAAATCTTCTATCATAAAACTATCAGCATTTTTAATAAAAGTATATACTAATAAATATACTGGGTTTTCAGGCATAACTATACGACCATTTACTTCTGGGAAGTACTCTAAATCTCTTAGCTTATTATTATCACAATTAAAAATGTCTTCTACTACCGATGGACAACCTTTCAATGATGTTAATTTATTATTATAACAAAAAAAATGACCACCTACTGTCTGTGGACTACCTTTGAGTGATACTAAATTATTATTATTACAATAAAAAACACCATCTACTGTCTGTGGACTACCTTCTAATATCTCTAGTTTGTTATTATTACAAAAGAAATAACCACTAACATAATTGAATGTGATGGGTAAATATTCTAAGCTTCTGCTATTTAAATAAACATCATCATCAACATCAATGCTTAAATCATCATTAATAGTGTAATTTCTTATATCATATCTTTTACACACTTTTATAACCTCATCTCTTGTAGTTGGGAAGTTAGGACTAGCACTCTCGAATATTTTATAGGGTTTTATGTGTTTCATTTTATTCTATTATTTTATAGTGTTTTTTAATTTCTTCTAAATCTGGCATTTCTAAACCATTATCTCTAATGAAAGTTTGAAGCCTATCTAACATAACAGTATCTCGGTTTCTGACTATTTCATAGTCGTTAAAATCTTCTATCATAAAGCTATTGGCTTTTTCGATAAAGGTATATACTAATAGATTTACTGTGTTTTCCTCTATATCTATAATTCCATTTACTTCTGGGAAGTGTTCTAAGTCTTTTAATTTATTTCTATAACAACTAAAATACCCATTTACTGTTTGTGGACCACCCTCTAGTGTTTCTAATTCATTATTATAACAATTAAAATCCCCATTTACCGTTTGTGGACTACCTTCTAATGTCTTTAATTCATTATAACCACAACCAAAATTACCACCTACTGTTAGTGGACTACCTTCTAACGATACTAATATATTTTCACGACAAAAAAATCCACCACTCACATAATTAAATCTAAGAGGTAGATATTTTAAGTCTTGTATATTTAAATATACACTACCACCAACATCGATACTTAAATCATCATTAATAGTATAGTTTCCTATTCCATACCTATTACACACTTGTATAACTTCTTCTCTTGTAGTTGGGAAGTTAGGACTTTTATTCTCAAATATTTTATAGGGTTTTATATGTTTCATTTTATTCTATTATTTTATATTCTTTTTTAATTTCTTCCAAATCAGGCATTTCTAAATCGTTATCTTTAATGAATGTTTGAAGTCTATCTAACATAACAGTATCTCTATTTCTAACTATTTCATAGTCATTGAAATCTTCTATCATGAAGCTATCAGCATTTTCAATAAAAGTATACACTAGTAAATATACTGTGTTTTCCTCTATATTTATACTACCACTTACTTCGGGGAGGTGTTCTAAGTCTTTTAATTTATTATAAGAACAATAAAAATTCCCATTTACTGTTTGTGGACTACCTTCTAATGTCTTTAATTCATTTCTATAACAATTAAAATAACCACCTACTGTTTGTGGACTACCTTCTAATGATTTTAATTTATTATTACTACAATAAAAATCACCATCTACTGTTTGTGGACAACCTATCAATGATTTTAGTTTATTATTACTACAATAAAAACCACCACCTACTGTTTGTGGACAGCCTTTTAATATCTTTAATTTATTAAAATGACAACTAAAATTACCATTTACTCTTTGTGGACAACCTTTCAATGTTTCTAAATTATTATTAGAACAACCAAAATAACCACTCACATAATTAAATTTAAGTGGTAGATATTCTAAGCCTTTGCCATATAAACGAACATCACCATCAACATCAATACTCAAATCATCATTAATAGTGTAATTTTCTATTTCGTAATCTTCACACACTTCTATAACTTCTTCTCTTGTAGTTGGGAAGTTAGGACTAGCACTCTCGAATATCTTATAAGGTTTTATATGTTTCATATTTATTCTATTATTTTATAGTGTTTTTTAATTTCTTCTAAGTCAGGCATTTCTAAATCATTATCCCTTATGAATGTTTGTAGCCTATCTAACATAACAGTATCACTGTTTCTAACTATTTCATAGTCGTTAAAATCTTCTATCATAAAGCTATCAGCATTTCTGATAAAGGTATATACTAATAAATTTACTGGGTTTTTATCTATGTTTATAATTCCACTTACTTCTGGGAAGTATTCTAAGTCTTTTAATTCATTTTCATAACAAAGAAAATCACCACCTACTGTTTGTGGACAACCTTTTAATGATTTTAATTCATTTTTAAAACAAGTAAAACTACTATTTATAGTTTGTGGACAACCTTTCAATGATTTCAGTTTATTATTAGAACATTTAAAATCACCATTTATAGTTTGTGGACTACCTTCTAACGATTTTAATTTATTATTTTCACAATAAAAATTCCAACTCACATAATTAAATTTAAGTGGTAAGTATTCTAAACTTTTAATATATAATCTAACATTACCATTAACATCAATACTTAAATCGTCATTAATAGTGTAGTTCTCTATCCTATACTTATCACACACTTCTATAACTTCCTCTCTTGTAGTTGGGAAGTTAGGCTCGACACTCTCGAATATCTTGTAAGGTTTTATGTGTTTCATTTTATTCTATTATTTTATAGTGTTTTTTAATTTCTTCTAAGTCAGGCATTTCTAAATCAAATCCTTCTATGAATGTTTGAAGTCTATCTAACATAACAGTATCTCTATTTCTAACTATTTCATAGTCATTGAAATCTTCTATCATAAAGCTATCAGCTTTATAAATAAAGGTATATGCTAAGTGATATACTGCGTTTTTATTTATACGTACAAATCCATTCACTTCTGGGAAGTGTTCTAAGTCTTTTAATTCATTATTGACACAATTAAAATTCCCACCTACTGTTTGTGGACAACCTTTTAATGATTTTAATTCATTATTGTCACAACTGAAATCACCATTTACTGTTTGTGGACTACCTTCTAATGTCTTTAATTCATTATAACCACAATCAAAATTACCACCTAGTGTTAGTGGACTACCTTCTAACGATACTAATATATTTTTAAAACAATCAAAACCACCACTCACATAATTAAATCTAAGTGGTAAGTATTCTAAATTTCTATTATCTAAATAAACAACACCGTCAACATCGATACTCAAATCATCGTTTATGGTATAATTTCTTATATTATATCTTTTACACACTTTTATAACCTCATCTCTTGTAGTTGGGAAGTTAGTGCTAGCACTCTCGAATATATTATAAGGTTTTATATGTTTCATAGAGTATATATTAATTTGTATATTATGTATTAAAATATAAACAAAACATGTTTCTTATAATATATAAATATAAAGGTAACCACCACCCAATGGATAGAATTAAAGAGTTAGAATTGAAAAAACTTATAAAAGAGTTAGATTATATAGAAGAAAACTATAATTATGTATCCGAAATAGTCTCAAATTCTGATGATTTATTCACAAAAGCTATTGATGATGTTCTAGAAGATAATCCTAGTCTTAAAAAAGCATATAACAATAAATTAGAACAAGCTCTAAACAAAGACTTAGAAAATAAAATAAAAGAACTTAAAAATGAAATATCACAAGAAAGTGAAAAGAATGATGATAATAAGGAAGAGAAGGAAAGCATTGAAGAGTCTGTTGGAAAAGTGGATGATGATATAAAGTTAAGACAATTATATAGGTCTATTGCTAAAATAACACACCCAGATAAAGTTAAAGATAAGAAAAAAAATAATACGTATATAAATGCTACTGTTGCATATAAAGATAAGGATAGAATAGCTATGTATAGAATATGTGATGGGTTAGATATAAATTATAGCCTAGATGAAAGTGATAAGGATAACATGTTAGGAGTAATAGATTCTTATCGAGATAAAACAGTATTTTTGGAATCTACCTTTACCTGGAAATGGTTTAATACAGAGGATAATAAAACAAAAGAAAATATTGTTATGACATTTATTAAAATGAAGTTAAGATAATGCTTTATTTACCCAACCATTCCCATCTACAAGATCCACAATCAAAAATTCTATAATATCCAATTTCATTCATTATTTCTATTTCTGTTTTATCTGAACTATACCCCATTTTAACAAGCTTGTCCTTCCTCCAGTTAAACCTATGTGTTTTTATACCATCAATGACCCAGTAATAATTAGGTGCAGTTTGATGATTTCTTTTAAATTTTAATACATCATACAAATTTCCCCTTCCCCTAGACGAATCACTATAACTCATCACATATTCTGGATTATAATTCTTTATGAAGAAATTAAATAATCTAGATGCACCACCTATGACAGATGTATTTATCTTATTACAGAACCTTAATAACTCCCATCTATTTGCAGAGGATTTATGACCTAAAGATTTTCTAAGGCTACCAAAACTTATTAAACTAACTAGTTCTTTCTCAAAAAATAAGCCTATTTTAACTCTAGAACCAACAAATCCCTGTATATGATTGTCTAATAAAAACTTCTTAACTATAGAGTTATCTTTTATCTCTTTTATAACACACTTTCTAGCAAATATCCTATCTGATTTATTTAACTTATAAGATATAATAGATTTTACAATATCTTTCTTATAATCCCAATCATCTTCCCAAATGTGTATTAACTGAATATCAACATCTTCACACTCTTTACTTTTGTCTAAATGGTAACTCTTGGTCTTAAACAAATCACTATGCCAATAAAGTCCATTAAACTCAAATGCTATTTTTAAAGAAGGTATATATATGTCTAACTCCTTTGATATAATATTCCTAGCATTTGAAACAATCTTTTCCTTGTATATGCTTTTTATAAAGTCTAATACTTCTAGCTCTTTATTAGATTTACCACTAGATATAGGATTACAATATACACATACACCACTATTTGATTTAATACGAAACCACATAAGTTGTCTATTTATACTAAAATGCTTATCACATGTTTCACACACTAGCTTAAACACAGTATCGGTATTGTTATTATTTTGCTTCTTTGATATAAAGGATACTTCTTTTGGTAAAGAATCTATAAGGCTTTTCATTTGTGTATTATTATAAGAATCAATTCTTTTTTTAGCTATTGTATTTGCCTTAAAGTGATGGTCAACTCCCCATTTTTTCATTGATGATTCTTTTATCTTCTCATTCCTATAGTCATTAAATAATGATATACTACCCCAATTTTCTTCTAGTGTTTTCTTCTTCTTTTCATCTATTAACTTCTTTTCATCTAATGATTTGTCCTTATTAGAATTTGCCCTTGTTCTAATTATATCCTCTCTATCTGTGTTGTGTGAAAAGGTACTTATGCTTTTCTTAGATATTAGATTTGATTGCTGAGCCCATTTAACACCATACCTATTATCCATAGTGGAGTTAAATCTAGCCTTAACATCATTATTATGCATATAATGCTTACCATCCCATTTCTCTTTAATCTTATATTGTTCTTTATCTTTTATCTCTTTTGACTTCTTAGGATTGTCTACACCATATTTATCTATACAAGTATTTTTTCTTGATATAACTACACATTCTTTAGAACCACATGTTTTTCTATGTCCATTTTTAAAACCTATAAACTTAGTTCTTTGTCCACAAAAACATATATTTGGTATATTAATTTTATTTATATAATAATATATTTTTTCTGATGTTGTTAAGGGAATATCCACAAATGATTTACCAAGTGAGTCATTTATGTGTTTTAAATACAAAAAGTTCTCACTCTTATTCAAAAAGCTACACAATGATCCTATATTGCATGTCTTTTTTTCTATTAGTTCTCGCATGAGTAAGCATATATGTTTTAGTATATATCAAATATAGCCACTTTCTTAATATCAGAAAATAATATATAAGTAAAATACTATTTATTTATGGAAGGAGAAGATTACAAACCATTTCAAGGTGGTCAAACAATAGAAGAGTTTATAGATTCTATACAAACAGAATTAACAATAGCATGTTCTTTACCTAAGACATTGCCAGATGAGGCAATAAGGCTTACAATAGAAAAAAGAGCATTGCCATATTTCTATAGGTCTTATATGTATGCAGTTCAGAAAATGTACTTTTTAATAAGAAAGGAAGCCTTTCAGACAGATGAATTTACTAAGTATAACTATGTGACAGTTCCTTGTGAAATACAGTCTGTAACTTACTTATATGAAGTTAGAGGGGATTCATTGTTTCAGTTGGGTATTAATACTCCTAATATGTCGGTTAATTTAGGTGTTACAAATCAACCCTACCTATCTTCCTACGTAACCACAATCGGTGAGCTTGGGGTGTATAAAACAGTACTAGATAGTATGTCTGATATGCTTAACCAGATGAATAAGTATACATTAAAGCACCAATACAACCAATTAAACCACAGATTACACATATTGACTAATATTAAGCACAACGTGATTATGGAAGCCTATGCCGATATTCCTAAAGAGAATTTATTTAACGATGACCTTTTCTTTAAATATGTAGCAGGGTATGCTAAACAACAACTAGGCAACATGGTTGGTAGGTATGACTTCTCATTACCTGGTGCTGTTAAGATAAATGGAGCTGACTTGGTATCACAGGGAAAGGAGGAAACTAAGGAGGTTACGGATTATATAGGCGAAATGTCTAATTCATCATTCTTCTTCATGGTTAAAAAATAAAATCTTTGTTCACCATCTATGGTATCCATATTTTTCTCATATATAATATATGAAAACAATATGCATATATACACTAACAGATTCAATAACTAATCAGATAAGGTATGTTGGTAAAACTCAATTAAAGGTAAATAAAAGGCTAAATGCACATATAACAACTTCTAAGCTAGGATCAAAATCTCACAAAGCTAATTGGATTAGATCTCTACTTGAAAAAGGTGAAAAGCCTATTATAGAAGTTATTGATGAGGTTTCTAGTGAGGATTGGGAGTTTTGGGAAACTTACTGGATAACACAACTAAGATGCTGGGGATTTAACCTAACAAACTTAACTAGTGGTGGCATAGGTCTTAATGGTTATAAACATAATAAAGAGAGTAAGCTAAAAATGAGAAAATCCAAACTAGGATGTACTTTGACAAATTCACATAAAGAAGAAATTTCAAAGTCTGTGAAAGACATATACATAGATAGACCAAACTATAATAGGAGTGGTAATAATATTAAAAAAGTAATTGATAAAGACTTACTATACAAATTATATATAACGGATAATCTATCTATACCAAGTATTTCTAAGGAATTAGGTTTTAGTGGAAAGAAAATATGGCAGTCTTTACAAGACCATAATATTAAAAAAGAAAAAGAAGTTTGGAGAAAACAACTTAGTAACTCAAAGAAAATTGTGTATCAATATAGTTTAGATGGTAAATTTTTAAAAGAATGGGATTCCCCAGCTCAAGTAAATAGAGAACTAGGTTATAATAAAGGTAATATAGCAAATGTGTGTAGGGGTTTGTCAAAGACAGCAATGGGATTCATATGGAGATATAAAGATGAGTTCATTAAGATTGATTTAGATTTGATAAGATAAGCAATATTTGTAACTTAATATATACTTTATGAATCATATTAAAAAATTCGAAAATTATACACCTGAATTAAACTATTCATTAGAATATTATAAAAAATTCAAAGAGTCGGATTTTCCCAAAACTCTAACTTTTAGTAATCCTAAAGCAACATATAAAAGAGTTGCATTTGTACCAGGATCTAATAAGGTATTTATGGACTATCGTTTAGATAGTAAAGATCCTAATAGGGATAATAGTTACGAAGGAAGTATACCAGAGCAAGTTAGATTTAATTTTTCGGTCACATATGATATGACTGATAAGAAAGAGAAAACTAAATGCTTTGTGAAGATTGAAGCTGGGACACTTACTTGGTTAGAATTTGATTATGAGGATGGTGAAATTGATTACATGGATGTCAAAAGAGCTAAACTAACTACAAAATCATTTAGTGATATAAAAAAAATACTCAAAAAATACTCAATATAATTATGGAAAAAAGAAACAAAAGATTTATAAAAACAATGGCAATGTTTATAAAAGAAAGTGCTGAAGTGGACGAAACTTATATAGAGACAATTGAATTTGATGATGAAACATTAACTATACACAAAATTGCGGATAGTCCATTAAAAACACAGTTTTATGCTAATACATTGGAAGGAGAATCTTACATTGATATAAGTAAGATATTATCTGATAACATGTTAATAGATGCTGTGTGGATAGAGAAAGGTGGTGATGAAGAAAGAATAGCTGATAAAATAGATTGTTTGTCTAAAACAGACAAAACTACTAAGGCTGGTTTTAAAACTTTCATAATGTATAAAACAAATAAATAAAAAAAAACCACCTCTAAGGTGGTTTTTTTTTATTTATGGAATCTATTAAAAGACATTTGTGATATTTGAATAATCTCTGGTCCGCCTATAAAATCTTCTAGTGTTCTACACCCAGTATATGACATAGCGGATTTTAAATAATCGCTAAAGTTTTCTACCCATCCGTCCAAAGTATATTCGACCAAGTTATATTTGGTTATACCTTCACCTGTTTTTAAATCTTTTTTATTCCAGGCTTTCTGTACTTCTTTTGTTGACATACCTCTATAGTATTTATATACATTATCACCACTTTCAAATAATGTCCTAGCAGTCATATAATCCTTTTCTACATAAGTATTATCACTAAGCTTAGTATAACTAGTGCTACAACTTTCCATACATTTATTAAAAATACCACCAAGCATAACATAATCAGCACCAACTGCAATGGCTTTTATAACATCTGAAAAGCTTTTAAAGCCACCGTCTGCTATTATCTTTGTTGGCTTAGCATATAACAATCCTATATCATAACACTCTGATATAAGCGATGCCATTGGGTAATGGATAGATACATTGGCAGATGTTGTACAAGAACTTCCACCACCTATACCAACTCTTATATAATCAACACCAATAGCACAATAAGTTTTATATGTTTCTGGGTTGGCTATATTACCAACCATAAGTTCCTTATCATTGCCATACTTATCTTTTATCTTTTTTGATATATTTATAAGTTTTTCCATATGACCATTAGCAACATCTATTAGTATCCTATTTGGTAATAACAAATCATTATTTACTTTCTCTATAATATCATCAAGTCCATATGAATAGAAATACTTCTGTTCACTGCCTTTCTTGAACTTAACATTTCTAGGTAGACAAACGTTTATATCCTTATCGTGAAATGTTTTAGAATTATTTCCATCAATAACTGTATCCATTGGTGCAGTAAATAGAGGAAGCATATTATATAAGTCTGTTATAATAACTTCATTTCTTGAAGATATGCTACTTATAGCCTGTGGTACTAATGATATGTCATTCCAATCTAGTTTTATATCTCTCATATTAGTAAAAGATATATCTACCTTGTTCATCATCTATACAATAAATAGAAATGGGGTATAGTTTGACAATTCCTTTCTCTTCCCTTACCATAACTCTAATAGTTCCATCTATAATCTCTTGATTACTTATCTTAGCAGTTGATCCATTAAGACCTTTGAATACAGAGAAACTATCACTAGTGCTATATATTTCCATAAAGTTCTCATTACCATTTATCCTACCCTTCATACTTTTAGGATAGGCTTTGTTAATCATACTCAATATAGAGTCTTTCTCTGTGATTTCTACTTTTACTTCGTGTTTTGTCATTTTAATGATTTTTATTATTTATTATTTATTGTTTTATGCTCAATGTTCTAAAAAGTTTAATAAAAGGAGGCTTTGAATAATAATATATACTTTTAACACCGAGGGGCGAATGCCCTTACTTTAGGATCGGTGTAGTTATAACAACTATAAAAAGCCAGAAATTCGCTACTTCTGGCTTTTATTTTTAAAGATATACTTGCTTTAACTTTAAATTTCTTATAAATGATTTATTTTCTATAGCTTGTGAATCAGTAACTGATAATATAAATGTAACTCTAACATCACCGTTTTTGAAAGCCGATGAAATTGTCATTCTTTCTATAGTAGAATTGTATAATACATAAGACACTTTAGGACTATTATCATCATATATTATAAATTCAATATCGCCACTAGTTCCTTTAATATCTAAATACACTTTTTTTGGAATGGTGCATGTCATTCTGACTGATTCCCAACTTTGCCAGCTATTAGGTCTTATGTTACTACCAATCTTATTACAAATGTAAAATACACTATTGTATATGAATTTCATTTTATTTATTTATTAATTTAAAACAAATATACTAAATAATTATATATTGACAACATAATAGTTGTATAAAAAATATATGGATAAACAAGTCTTATATTAATATAAGTTAAACATATCAAAAGATATTAAAAAATATCTAGAAATAACTAAACATAGTAGAGTTATAATGATATATATAGTAAACAAAATTTAATTATATGAGCAAACAAGAAGAACCAATTTTAAAGGAAAATCCAAATAGATTTGTAATATTTCCATTACAACATAACGATATTTGGCAAATGTATAAAACAGCAGAACATTCATTTTGGACTGCCGAAGAAATTGATCTATCACAAGATATGGACGATTGGGAAAATAAGTTAAATGATGATGAAAGATTTTATGTTAAGAATGTCTTGGCTTTCTTTGCGGCGAGTGATGGGATAGTTAACGAGAATTTAGCTGAAAATTTCTTAACTGAAGTTCAGTATGCAGAGGCTAAATTCTTTTATGGCTTCCAAATCATGGTAGAAAATATTCACTCGGAGACTTACTCTCTATTAATTGATACTTACATCAAAGATAATGAGGAGAAAGAGCGTTTGTTTAATGCACTAGAGACTGTACCTTCTGTGAAAAAGAAAGCAGATTGGGCTTTACAATGGATTGAATCAGATTCATTTGCTGAGCGTTTAATTGCTTTTGCAGCAGTTGAGGGTATATTTTTCTCTGGATCATTTTGTTCTATCTTCTGGTTGAAGAAAAGAGGTTTAATGCCAGGTCTTACATTTTCAAATGAACTTATATCAAGAGATGAAGGTTTACATTGTCAATTTGCAACTATGATACATAACGATCATGTTATAGACCAAGTTCCAAAAGAAAGAATTAAGGCTATATTATGTGATGCTGTTGAAATTGAGAAAGAATTCGTATCAGAATCTTTACCAGTTGCACTTATTGGTATGAACGCAGACCTTATGAAGCAGTATATAGAGTTCGTTGCAGACTTCTGGTTATTAGAACTAGGTTGTGAAAAAGTTTATAATTCTGAAAATCCATTTGATTTTATGGATATGCTTTCTTTACAAAACAAAACCAACTTTTTCGAAAAAAGAGTGGGTGAATATCAAAAAGTATCTGATAAAGCTATTGATTATGATGACCTTGATGAAGATTTCTAGAGATTTATATTTTATTTTAATGAAAACCCATAATTATATTATGGGTTTTTTTTATTTAATATATAAAAGTAAAAAAAATATAGATGGCAAATATAAAAAAGACTTTTACAAGCTTCATAAATGAAAGCAAAGTGTATAAATTGGGTGATCAATATTCAAGTGATTATGATTATGATGGCATGGTTGATATGTTCCTAAAAATTAGCTTTGATAGTTCTATAGAGGACTTAGGAAAGTTAAAAGATTCAGCAGTAGATGTCAACTATCACACCGAGGCAAGAATAATTAGTGATATAATCAAATCAATAAAAGAGGATGATAAGGAAAAATTTGATATACTTAAACAAAATATATTGGACATATATGATGAGGATATAACAGAATCTTTAGAAGGTGAACTTAATGGTTTGTTGGTTAGTGTGTTCAGACCTAGTGACATGGGTGATACAAGTGCAAATGGTTTAAGTAGTAAAAAAGATAGATTGATGCTTGTATTCGAAGGTTCGAAATCGCCATTTAAGACAAGCGAGGGTGAAGATTACTTAGTTCTTATTAAGAGAACTATTTATGGTAAAGAAGTATTGAGTGCAGTACCCAAGAGCATATTAGATTCAGGTAAACATTCAATGTTTGGTGGTAATTTTATATATACTTCTGACACAAGATTTCCTTCTGATTCACCAATAAAGGTTCATGATAGAGTCGAAAAATAGTATATGAAATAACATTATTTAAAAAAACACATAATCACACTATGTGTTTTTTTAATTTAATATATAACATAAGTTATAAACTTAAAATGAGTAAAATAAACTATGAAATATTTAAGCAAATTTAGTGAAGTAGAAGTAATAAATGAATCTTTACCTAGGCAAAAAAGTGTAGACCAGTTGGAAAGAGTTATGAAGTTATCTTCTAAGACAGATATAGGGAACAGAATATCAGATATGAGTAAGGAAGGTGCTAATATTGTGTATATTAGAAATCCTATTGAGAATGGATTAGAGTCATATGAAGATTTTGAAAAAAAGAATAAAAAGTTTATACCATCATGGAACTTAAAGCATTTAATGTCTCCTTTTAACGAAAGCTTTGAGTATGATAAAGATTCTAGAGGTAATACAGATCACAGTGAGACAGAAAAAATAGCAACTGAAATACTTCCTCGTTTAGAAAAAATGAGAAGTGACGGTGAATCTGTAACAGTAAGAGTATTGGATAAGATGTTAGATAAGCTAGATATACACAAAAGTAAATTTGACTCAGTAATGCACCATGTTGTTGATAAAGGATTCGACCTTGATATGGAACAAGATTTAGGTGCAGATGAAGATGAAAGCTACTTAGATATTAAGATTAAGTAATTACCTAAGAACCATATACTTAATACCATTAACTATTTTAGTTTCATACTTACTACCATCATTTACTTTTTTCTTAGTTGACTTTTTAGTAGACGAAGCGGTTTTTTTATTCTTTTCTGGTTCTCCATACTTATTTTTAAGAAGTTCTTTCATTGAAAATTTTTCCATAGCAGTTGTTTTTTTTACAAATATAATATTTTAATATATATATAAATTAAAAATAAGTAAAAATATGATAATTACAAGCTATTCATTGTTCATCAATGAGAAAAACGAAACCAAAGAAGAAAAAATATATGAATATGGATGTGCTATGTTATACTTCAATGTTAAGAACTGGGAAGAAATAACTAGCTTTATAGACAAAGAGGATATAGGTGAAGATGGTTTGGAAGATGAGCCTCACTTAACACTTCTATTTGGACTTCATAAAGACGAAGTTAGCATAGATGACGTGAAAAAGGCATTTGAAGGTTATACTTCTATTGATATAGAATTAGAGTCAGTTGATTTATTTGAGAATGATAAGTTTGATGTTGTTAAATTCAAAGTTAAAAAAACTAAAGAATTGTTAGATATTAATGAAAAATTATCTATATTGCCACATACTACAGACTTCCCTGATTATAATCCACATATCACAATAGCTTATGTGAAGAAAGGTAAGGGTAAAAAGTATGTTGTTGATAATTACAATGCTACTCTATCATCTAAAAAAGTTATGTACTCGGCAGATGAAAAGACTATGTTTAAACTAGAAGAATAACCTTAAAATAAATAAAATGAATTACAAGTCAATACCAGAAATGCTTAGTTGGTTAGAAAATAAATCTGAAATAAATTGGATTTTACTGGACACTGAAACCACAGGACTCAAAGGTTCTAAAATAGAGCAACTAACTCAAGTGTCTGCTAAGTTAGTTAAATATGATTATTTAGAAAATAAATTCTTATACAAGGCAGAATTTGATGAAAAAATATTATTAACCGCTGAAACAATTAGGCGTTATGATATAGTTAAGCCTATATTAGAGTTTAATCATTATGATGATGGTGATTATGTGTATAAAAATGAAAATATTGTACTAGATAGTTTTTTTGAATTTATAAAACAAAATACTCCTAGTCTATTAGTTGCACAAAACGCACCGTTTGATGTTGATATGTTAACTGGTAGGTATAATCATAAAATAGTTGAAGAAGTTTTTGATACTAAAATGCTTATTAGGTTATATTTAATACCTATTTTCCAAAAATTATCTGAAACTGATAACCATTATAAAGAACTCCTAAATAAAATTGGAACATCTGATAGAGACAATGGTCTTATATCATCTTCTTTGTCCAAAATCGGTCCAGCACTAGATATAGATATGAAAGGATACCATAATGCACTTACAGATTGTGTATTAATGGGTGAGATGTGTATAAGTATATTTAGAACTATGAAAGATAACCATTCTTTAGACATAGAGAAGTATCAGCTAGATAGAGTGAATGTTATAAAGACTAAGAAACAATGAAATTAGATACAACAGATAAAACAACAAGACCAGATTCCAAGCTATTTGAAGGTTGATTAGTGTTTTGGAAATATGAGGAAATGGTATATCTTAGAGTATATAATAAAGAAGCAGAAACTGGGATAATATCTTTCAAAAACCTTGATAAACCATATTTAGAAGTTCCTTTAGTTGAACTATCTATTATTTGGACACAGTGAACTTTAGATAGATAGGGTGAATATGTTAAATAAATACTAAAAAATAAACAAACAGTAATATTGCTTATATAAAGATTCAGTATTATAAAGTGTTGGGAAATAAAGAAAAATAAATAAAAATAAATCTAAACTTTTCAGACCTTTTTAATATAACATATATCAACAATTAAGTTGAATATAAAAATAAATAAAAAGCAATATTATGGAAGAATTAGATCAATTATTTGACGGAAGTCTAGACACGAAAATGGACTTCTTAGAGGAAAAAAAGACCTCAAACAACGATGGAATTTATCGTGTTGACTTGACAAAGGTTAAGGACACTAAAAGAGGATATCGTTCGGTTGTTAGGTTTTTACCTAACCTAACAGAGGAAGGTAAATTAGGACAAGTAGCACTTGAAAAGATTTCACACTATGTAGAAATTAAAGAACCAAGAGAATTAGGTGGTTATTATGACTCTCCTAAAAACTTTGGAGAACCATGTCCACTTACAAATCTTTTTTATCAGATGAAGAACTCTAAGAATGCAGTTCTTGTTGAGAAGGCGAACGTTCTTAACTACTCTAGAAAGTACTACTCTTATGTATTAGTACTTGAAGATGAGCAACAACCAGAGTTAGTTGGTAAGATTATGGTTATGCAGTATGGTAAGACAATTAAGGACAAGATTTCGGCAGAAAAGAATGGAGAAATCTCTGGTGAACCTTGTAATGTGTTTGAACTAGCAGATGGTAAGGACTTTGTATTAATCGTAAAAGAAATCTCTACAGGAGATGCAACTTACCCTGATTACAAAATGAGTATGTTTAAGCAACAAACTACATCTCTACCAATCTACTTTAAAGAAACTAAAGAGTTTAAGAATGTACCTTTAGATGAAAATAACAAAGTAAGTCAAAAGGCACAAGGAAAGATTAAAGGATTTTTATTAGATAGAGATCATAATGTAGAAGACTTCGGCCCTAAGCCACTTACTGACGAACAACATTCGAAAATTTCAGAAATTACGAATATATTACTTGGTAAGTCGTCTAATAGCTTTAATAGTGCTAATTCAACTAGTGCTTCTGAACAAAAGCCCGAATCAAGCGACTTCGATTTCGAGAATAACTTCACGGAAGGTAAAGAAGAAGCAGTTAGTACTGACGAAGATGACTTTTTTGACGACCTCTAGTAGATAGTTAATATTAAGAAAGCACACATTATACAATGTGTGCTTTTTTTTGTTGTATTATTAAACAAATTAATATTTAAGTATATAATAATAAATAATAAAAGTGTTTTGATAGAATATTTAAACAAAATTATTAAAACAATAAAAAATAAAATAAATAACATGACTTTAGCTAACAAAACTTTTAGAAACAATAAGACAGGAGAAACTATAAGAGTTTTAGATAATTTTGGGGATACTGTAGTTTTAGAAAACAAGACTAAGATTGATAAGAGTGTATTATTAGATACATCTAAATACTCGGAACAAATAGATCCTAGTTCTTTTTTAGATACATCTAGTGCCTTTTCTAGTGTGCTTAATGACATCAAAAATCTAAAAACAGATGATATGATTGATGAAAATGTTAGTTTTGATAGAGATGACTCTTTTAAACCTTCTAGTAATGAGAGTGCAATCATACAATCTAGCGAAGAGGAAGAAAGAGCAGCATTAGCTAAAAAGTATGGTGCTGAGGTTGATGTTTCTGATAGTGTGAATAAGCAGAATGAAGCTATGAATAGAATCATAAACGGTGATGATACCCCTAGTGAAAATCCTAGTAATGTTAGAAAATCACAAGATATATCTTATGATACTAAACAAACTAGCGAAACTAGGGAAACTACAACAAGACAATCTAATGCAGAACCTATACAACAAACACAGAGGATAGATGAAGATCCGATTATAGCAATGTTTAAAAATGTCAAGAAGAATGTACCGTTTACTTTTGATTTAGAGATAGATAGGAAAATACCTCGTCTAGATTTTATAGAGATGATGGAGGATTCATATAATGTATCTATTATTGATTTTTTAGCTGAGGAATTCACTAGAGAGTTATTACATAATCCATCCTTAGTAAAAGATAGAATTAAGAGAGAAATTGAGATAAAAGTCTATGGCGAATCTAAATCTGATAAGAAAGAATCTAAACCTAAAGCTAAATCTAGTAAAAAGCCTAGTGCAAGTGATAGGGTTAAATCGATATCTAAGTTAGAAACAGTAGAAGAAATTGGTGTAGCTTTAAAAGGCGAGACTGCTAAGACTGTAAAAGAAGCGGGTAAGAAAAGAATTAGTGAACTAAAAAAATAGATATAATATGATTCAAGAAAATTTATTACAATCAGCAGTAACTATAAGACAAGAGTATTTAAAGGTTTCATCTAATATAGAACTATATCACAAAAGATCAAAAGAAATAGTATCTATTCTAGATAAGAATATAGAGAGTCTAGATAAGCTACAAAAAGACATCAAGAGTAAGAAGGTAACTGATCCAGAGAAGTCAATATCTAAGCTAATGGAGGTTATTAAAGAGGTAGAGGTAGAGGGAAATAAGCTAGAAACACTTATGGCACCCATGAATAAAGAGATTGAGAAACTACAAAAGGAAGAAAATGAGTTATTTAGAACATTAAAAGAAAAAAACCCAGAATTATCTGATAATCAGATAATTAAAGAGGTTGGGGATAGGCTTAGACAAGAAAATTTATAAACTATTTAAATATTATAGTTGTATAACCAATTATTTATAATACATTTGTCAAAAATATAATATAATCTATTGGTATATGAAAACTAAAATAAGATTTAAAATAATAGGGCATAATAAAACAATACCCTTTAATTACAAAAAGAAAGTGTCTTCTTTATTTCTAAAAATGATAGGAAGCAAGAATAAAGCATTTTCAGATAAGCTACATGATGTAGATTTAATATCACCTTATGTTATATCTAATATAAGGTTTGAAAGTGGATACAAGATTGATAGAAAATTAGGATTTGATGTCTCATCTCCTGGATACATATCTATAGAAGTATCATCATTTGTTCCTGATATTCATTCTCTATTGAACGGATTAAAGGGAGAGATGTTCCATATAAGTGGTGACAATGATAGAATCTTTTTAAAAGTAGACTATGTGAGTTGCACTGACGAATCACTAGGTACAAGAGAAGATACTGATATAGTATACAGATCCACATTTAAATCAAATGACTTTTGTTTGCTCAAGGATGGTTATAAAAAAGGCATTCGTATTTCTTATGAACCACAAGAATTCGCATCTACAGAATTCAAAACTGCTTTCTTCCAAAACTTAATTAAAAAATATGAAAATACACAAAATACTAAAAGTAATTTTGATGTTAATTCTATGGATATTTTAATGGGATCAACTAGTAGTTCGCTTACTAAGATTAACTTCTCTGGGAAGAACCTAAATGTAAAAGGATACAAAGTAACTTTTAGTCTAATATGTCCTAATGAATTAAAGGAAGTCGCATATACAAATGGGATTGGTAATTATAACAAGAATCTATTCGGATTCGTAAATCTAGTAAAATAATGAATGTAGTAGAAGATTTATCAAAGTTTTACAGAGATAACAAAAAGGATATTGATGATAGCTTAAATTTGGGAGATAAGCTAGGGGGTAATACGTTTGTAATTCTTAATAGTAAGACTTTAGAAGTTAAAGATATATATAAAATGGTAAAGAACAAAGAATATGCCACATGTTCTAACCATGACTTATCACTATCAGAAGAAAAATATTTAAATATGTTATATTTATGTTCTAAATATAGCCTAGATAGTGCTAACAATGGCATCCTATCCACTAGTAAGAAAGTATCGTCAGTAGTACCTGATATATTTAGATTTAGGAATAAGAAAAATGCTAAGGGCATAGGGTTTGTCCAGGAAATAAAAGAAGAAAAATATGTAAATTTATATTTCACGAACCTATTTACCAATATAACATTTTCAGAAATAATCGGTAAGTTAAAACCAAATGATAAAAAAATAGTCAAAACTATAGTATCTGATATGTTCTCATCAGTAGATACTATGAAAGAGGAATCAAGAGATAAGTTAAAAGGTTTTGGATTTACAGATAATGATATAAATTATATGCTTTCTTTTACAGGATTTTCTAGTAAGATAAATAAAATAGTTTCTAGTTATAAGTATGTTGAAGACACCAATGGGAATGAAGTATTAGAACTTAAAATTGGTGATGATACTTGCACACTTTCGACAGAGGAAGATATCTTTTTAGTATTAGATAAGGAAATTGACGATATTAAAGATTCATATAAAAAATATATTGAAGAAAAATTATTTAGTGCAAAAGGAGTGTTTCAATATACTATTGGAAATAATGCAAATAAGAGGTATAGATTACTAAATACTGATTGCAATTTTCTTGATTCTTTTTATGATAAGGCTTTTATGACTAAAGAAACTATTGATACAGTGAGGAATTTTGCCCTTTTTTATGAGATATTTAAACATATTCCTAACAAATATTTATTTATAGACGGGTGCAATACTTTCCATGATAAATTTAATGAAAAAAATATATCTAATGTAATAAAAAATATGCATGTAGGAACTAAAAAAAATAACTTAAAGGTTTTACACCTAAATGCGAAGGGAGATATAGAATTTTACGATAGCATAAGTACTGCTAATATTACTTTTAAATATCAGGAATTCTATACATATACACATGACAAATATATCTTTTCGTTTGACTTAGACACAGTAACATATACTAGATATAATTTATATAGAAGAATTATGGGACTATTAGACCATAAGTATATTAAATTTAATGATGACAATAGCAAAACAAGTATACCTTCTACAATATCTAAAAATGATATTATGTTATCTGGTGTAATTGGATCTATAAAGGATGATTTGTATAATTATCTATACAAGAATAGTGATAATATTAACATAGCAAGTGTGTTAGACAAAATAGAAAAATTTGTAATCGATAAAAAGTTGTATATGTCAAAGAATGATGGTATATTAGCAGTCGATAAAATGAGGCTTACTAAAATTTTAGAATTGAATAGAAACATTAAAAATAAATACACAAATATGGGAGATATGAAAAGAAATGCCAAGGCTATATATGGCAAGTTTAAAGTAGAATCAATTGATTTAAATACTAGCTTAAACGAGAAAGGACTAGATATTAAAAATAGCAATGAAGAAAAGAATATTTTAAAGCTTGATAGATGGAAAGAGAGTAAATATGTAAGTTCACTCTACCTAAAAGATTCCTTTGTCGAGGAAAATAAGATTAGTGATAGTGACAAACAAGATATAAAGCTTTTTTCTTATATATTGGGTGTTGTCATAGGATATGAAACATCACATTCTGTCTCTATTAGTGCACCATCAATTATACATAAATTTAATAATAGAACAACAGGAAGCTCGATTACTGAACTTATTAAATTATCATCTAAGTACTCATATTTAAGAGATTCCAAAGACAAAAGTAAGTATGATAGCTTATTTGGATACTTACTTAATTTTATACAAGAAGATGGTAAGTCAAATATTAAAATAGATTTCAATTGTACTTTATTAGGAAATGTAGAAACTATGAGTCATTTGTATAAAATTCCAAACTACAAAAATAAAAATAAATAAAATTAATACTAAACCTTAAATAAATAAATAAAATGGAAGACAAATTTAAAAACACAATCATTGGAGCAGTATCAGTGATAGTAGAAAATTCAAATCATAATAATGATCTTACTGGTCAACCTAGAGCAGTTGATGGGATATTTACCGCATCATCAGCATCTCTTAAAGCTTATGTTAAGACTATGTTAGTTAGACAAGGAGAGAAGATATTTGGTGTGAAAACAGTTGATAAGAATGGAAAGATAAATGATATTATATCACGAATAGACAACTGTGAAATACAGACTACTAGAGACTTTTTTAATTTCCTTGATTTGAAATTCTTTGGACATACTATTCTTCATAGTAAGAAAAGACCAAAATCAGCTATTAATGGACCTCTGAACGTAGAATATGGAAAAAACATATTTCGAGAAAATGAGTACACAACACATCAAATTACTGGACCCTTTCCATCTAATAATGGTGAGGACTCTAATGATGCTGGGACTGTTGGTACTGATGTAAGGGTAGATAAAGCAAATTATCTACATTCATTTACTTTTTCTCCTATGAATATAGAAAGAGATACAATTATGCAAACTGATGCTTTTAAAAATGATATACCTTACTTCACTAGTAAAGAAATAGAAATTTTTAAACACGGATTTAGCAACTGTGTCGGTTCAACAGTTAATGGATCTTATTCATCTGTTTCTAAATCAGGAACAAAGATAGGTCTTGCAGTTTTTATAACACTAAGAGAAGATTGTAAGTATTCGATAAGTATTAAAGATAATATAAAGTGTGGTGAAGAATTCAATGAGTATGACTTAACAGATCTTTTTAAGAAGATTGATAAAAACAGAGATTTGATAGAGAGTGTGGATATAAGATACACAGAAGATGTGGTTACTTTCACACATGATTTACCAGAAAAAGATAAACTTTATAATATATCTGATAGAGGCTAAACGTAAATTATTATGGAAAAATTAATAAGTATTGACTTATCATCACCATCTTATGGATTCTTCAAAAATCCACAATACAATGGTGAGAAAAATAATAAATCATATTCATATGATAGCATTCATAAGCTTGCAATATATGGTTTATTGGGAAGGACAATAGGTTTAAGGGGGATTGGCAACAGTCCCAACCTTTTTCCAGAATACTATGAGAAATTAAAAGGTATTAAAGTTGGTATTGAGGTTTTAAACACTATTAGAAAGGGGTGGGATAGGACAGTATCATCTTCTGGATTGTACTCGAATGGTCCCGATGGTGGTGTTAACCTTATTATAGAAAAAAATGTTATTATTTCACCAGAATATAGATTATACCTTAAGTTAGACTTGACTAATAAAATACACGAAGAAATATACAATGTTTTTAAGGATAATTTACTATTCTATTTTGGAACTATTTATTTTGGAAATACATCTTATACTGCTCATAGAGAAAATTTCAAAGAATACAGTTTTAGTGAAGCTGAAAAATTTGAAGGAAAAGTCAAAACATTGTTTAAATCTGATTTTAAAGCACCAACAAGCAGAAGGGGTAACAATTCAAATACTGTTAAGGAAATTGGATTCGTGTTTGAAACGAATAAAGAAGTCATCTACGAGAGAAATGTTTCTATACCAGTAGATTATGTACAAATTGGTAAGAACAATATATCATATGGGGATATTGTTGAATTTAAAATTACAAATAAAAAAATAATTATAGAAAAGGTTGATAGTAGCGAAGAATTATTAAAAATAAATGATACAGAGGATGCAATTTGTTTACACTAAGTTAAATGATGATTATTTGAATAATGATAAATATATAGCACATACATCATCTTATAAGAAAAGTGAGACATTAAAAGAACACCTAGATAACGTTTTAGGTGTTTCTTTTGATTTATATAACACTTATAATATGGATATTGTATTGAATAATATAATAAATAAAATAAATCCAAGTTGGGTTGATGTCATCAAAGATCTTTTTTTCTCAACTATATATCTACATGACTATGGGAAAATAAACCCAATGTTTCAGACTAAGTTAGGAAATTCTGCATTTGACTACCAAGTCAGTGGTAAAAACACACCAAGTTCAATAAAATCAGATAGTGGACACTCAATAATAAGTGTTATTGTTTTTATTGATTATTTTTTCGATAAGTACAAAGATGAAAGTAAATATGGAAACGCTCTAGACTCTATCATAGTTAAGTTTTCTATGAATATTTTAAAACACCATTCATCTTATATCGATGTCTTTAATGAGGAGACACCTAACTATGATAGATTCAAAACAGCATTTGAGATATTAAGCACAATAGGGTATGAATTTAAAACGCCTGATTTTGAATTTTCTATATTGAAAACTTTTATAGGGTTAATAGATTGCTCTAATGAGGAAAATGAGTATATGTTCTATTTGCTTAGACTAAACTATGGAATGCTCACAAAAAGCGATTATATAGCCACCACCAACTATATGAACGGTTATAAACATATAGAAAATATAGTTAGTACCGATGATATTAAAGATAAATTCTGGAAAAAAGACAAATTTAAAGATGGTAGTGATAACTTCAATTCGAAAATAGACTTAACCACTCTAGATAAAATAAGCAAGACAAGGAGTAATGATAACTTAAATAATCTAAGGTGTCATATGTTATCAGAGTCTTTATCAACACTAAAAAGTAACATTAAAGAGAATGTATTTTTTCTAGAATGTCCTACTGGTGGTGGTAAAACTAATATTTCGTTTGCCATCATTGATTCTTTGATTGGTGAATTTGATTTTAAAAAAGTCTTCTATGTATTCCCCTTTAATAAACTTAGTGAACAAACTGAAGAATCTTTTATAAACACCTTTCATCTTAACCAAAATAAAGTTGTATCTTTGTCTTATGACTCTTATAAAGAGTTAGATGAGACTGTCGTAAATAAGGAAAGTAGTTCATATTCGACAGATACTGTTAATATGATGAATAATACATTTATGAACTTTCCATATTTACTCATGTCTAATATAAGGTTCTTTGACATGTTGAAAAATAATTCAAAAAAGAGTATGTATAATCTACACACTCTATGTAATTCAGTTGTTATTATTGATGAAATACAAGCTTATGACCCATTATTGTGGTCTAAGCTTGTATATTTCATTGATGAGTATGCTTCTTTATTTAATATAAAGTTTATTATTATGTCTGCGACACTTCCTAAAATAGATACTTTGTTAAAGGAAGATAAAAAGTTTGTAAACTTAATAAGTGATAGAAAAAAGTACTTTTTAAATAATAATTTTAAAAGTCGAGTTAGATTTGATGGATCATATTTAAATGAAAAAATGACATCGAGTAGATTAAAAGATTTAGTTATAGACATTTCTGAAAAATACTATGAAGAGAATGAGACTTCTTATACAATTGTTGAATTTATTTATAAAAAAAGTGCAGGTGAGTTTGTAAATAATTATTCAGATCGTTTTAAAAAATATGGATACGAAGTTATGCTTCTATCATCAACAACACTAAAAAGTAAATCTTTTAGAATAATAAAGGATATAAAAACAAAAAGGTATAAAAAAGTTATATTAGTATGTACACAGACTATTGAAGCTGGTGTTGATATAGATATGGACAATGGGTTTAAAGACACAAGTGTTATAGATTCAGAAGAACAACTAGCTGGTAGAATAAACAGAAATGCTAGCAAATCTAATAATGTTCTTTACTTAGTCAACTTTGGGAATAAGTTTATTTACAAAACAGATTTAAGGTATGATGTATTCCCTGAATATGATGATAAATATATACAAGTTCTTAATAGAAAAGACTTTGAAAGTGTTTATGGTAAGATAATGTGTAAGATTAACGATAAAGATTCTGGTAATAGCGAAAAGAGTTTAAGTGTTTATATGAGACATTTCAAGAAATTGAACTTTGGTGATATAAATAGAGAAATGGAACTTATTGATACATCAGTCAAAAATATGACTATTTTCATACCTATGAAATTACCAATGGATGATGTCAAGCTAGTGATAAAAAACACTTCTAAAATTAAAGGGTTTATAATAAATAATCATTTAGATGGTGAAAAGGTATGGGATGAATACCAAACACTTATAAATGCTAAAAGATTTTTAGATATTAAAAAATTACAGAATATAGTTTCTTTATTTACAACTAATTTATTTATGAGTAAAAATATTGTTAATAACATAACACCTCATCTAGAAGGTGGTGAAGATGATATTATTAAGAAATTAATTAGCTTAGATTTATATGACTATGATAATGGGTTCGATAATTTAGTATATATCGATAATAGAGATAACGTTGGATTTAATCTAATCGGATAGATGCGAACATATATTATGTGGAGAAAAGTATAAATCTTTAAAAATCGATTGGTAATGAGAATAATATTAGTATATGATATATCAAATCACAAAAATTCAAAAGTAATGAAATTATGTCAGATGTGCTTAAACCATGTTCAGAATTCAGTTTTTGAAGGCAAACTTACAGTATCATATCTTAAAGAGTTAATTGAAAAATTGAGGAAGATAATAAATAAAGAGAAAGATAGTATATTAATATATACTATCAGTAATCCTAAGTGGATGAATAAAGAAATAATAGGCATTGAAAAAAATGAAATATCTAATTTTTTATAAAAATACCTTATCTACGCCTCCCTACATTTTTTTAATAAATTCGTTTGTAATATGTTGTATATCAGTGTGTTACATAAGGGTATAATCCTAGCCATAATGGCGTTAAAATCAACAATCAATCTGGACAAATTACGAATAACACTATAGTATAATCCTAGCCATAATGGCGTTAAAATTGTAAACGCTATAAAGTAATGAATATTATCTATCTACTTGTATAATCCTAGCCATAATGGCGTTAAAATTATAAGTCTCAAAGCGAGAAGATGGCAACAATTAAAGTATAATCCTAGCCATAATGGCGTTAAAATAAGGGTTTCTTTTCGACTAAAAAACTCGAAATAAAAGTATAATCCTAGCCATAATGGCGTTAAAATTTAGAAGCTTTTCGACTTACTTCTAATACATAAGTACGTATAATCCTAGCCATAATGGCGTTAAAATAATATTCAATGAAATAATGAAGATAAGAATTACCTCGTATAATCCTAGCCATAATGGCGTTAAAATAATGGGGAAACCTGTTGTGAGAATCCTTGCGTATTGTATAATCCTAGCCATAATGGCGTTAAAATTCGTAAATCGTGATAGTAAAAGAGTATAAGAACGGTGTATAATCCTAGCCATAATGGCGTTAAAATTTCGTTTATGAAAGCACAGGAACAATAACAAGATTGTATAATCCTAGCCATAATGGCGTTAAAATTAAAGAAGTTAGCTTGGAAGAAATAGCCTTAGCAGCAGTATAATCCTAGCCATAATGGCGTTAAAATCCTGAATTAAAGTTAATCTGTGTAGGACTTACAGTAGTATAATCCTATCCATAATGGCGTTAAAATTAATCACGTGTGCTTGTTCCCACTTTTCTTTCTTGGGTATAATCCTAGCCATAATGGCGTTAAAATGTTACAAAAAACCACTGGCTATACACTAAATGGTTTCGTATAATCCTAGCCATAATGGCGTTAAAATAAGTGTTTAACTTGATTTGATTCAATTCAGCTTCTTGTATAATCCTAGCCATAATGGCGTTAAAATTTGTCTTTCCTGTCCCTGTTTCGGCTTGTAAAACTAGTATAATCCTAGCCATAATGGCGTTAAAATTAATAGGTGAGTTTGAAAAACAATGGTGTGTAAATGTATAATCCTAGCCATAATGGCGTTAAAATTAATAGGTGAGTTTGAAAAACAATGGTGTGTAAATGTATAATCCTAGCCATAATGGCGTTAAAATAGTTGTGTTTGAACTAACATTTACATTAAAATTACGTATAATCCTAGCCATAATGGCGTTAAAATTCATAGTAAGAATGGATTAGTTAACCAGGATGCTGTTGTATAATCCTAGCCATAATGGCGTTAAAATTGGTTAACCTATCAAACTCATACTTTGTTATAGATTGTATAATCCTAGCCATAATGGCGTTAAAATAACATAGACTGCATAGTGGTTACACTACTTACATCCCGTACAATCCTAGCCATAATGGCGTTAAAATTTAGATAAAATAAAAGTACCAAGTAACTATGACCTCGTATAATCCTAGCCATAATGGCGTTAAAATAAGTTATCAACTGCAATCACTCTATATTTGTATTGTGTATAATCCTAGCCATAATGGCGTTAAAATCTTGTTTATGTATTTCTTTAGCATAATTCATCGACTTGTATAATCCTAGCCATAATGGCGTTAAAATATCTCTTAATTCATGGGACGTAAGTAACGTGACAAACATGTATAATCCTAGCCATAATGGCGTTAAAATTGGAATTGATGGGGACTATTTTCTAAAATTCACTGGTATAATCCTAGCCATAATGGCGTTAAAATATGACATTAGCATTAGTTGCTCTAGGATTAGGTTATGTATAATCCTAGCCATAATGGCGTTAAAATCTTGTAAAAAAGGGGATATTTTTAAAAATAATGATAGTATAATCCTAGCCATAATGGCGTTAAAATCTAATGAACGCAGCTGTTCTGGTTGATAGAATACCTTGTATAATCCTAGCCATAATGGCGTTAAAATTTTCTTTTGTTTGCATATTTAATTTTTTTGTTTTTAGTATAATCCTAGCCATAATTGCGTTAAAATATAGAAGAAAATATGATAGAAACTAAAAACAAAGGAGAGTATAATCCTAGCCATAATGGCGTTAAAATTTTAGCTTGCTTTCCTTTCCCTTGTTTGTGAGTTTCGTATAATCCTAGCCATAATGGCGTTAAAATTTAGATTAATTAACTACATTTCTGTAGTTTAAAGAGGGTATAATCCTAGCCATAATGGCGTTAAAATCCCACAACTTATTATTTTGAGAGTAAAGGGAAAAATAGTATAATCCTAGCCATAATGGCGTTAAAATGCGGTTGCAGATGGCATTGTTTTTTTTGGAAGTTACGTATAATCCTAGCCATAATGGCGTTAAAATTAATATTAAGGACTGCTGAAAGTTGACCCATTGCCATGTATAATCCTAGCCATAATGGCGTTAAAATTTTCTTTTGTTTGCATATTTAATTTTTTTGTTTTTGTATAATCCTAGCCATAATGGCGTTAAAATACGATATATGATATTTTGAATGAAGATGATGAACTGTATAATCCTAGCCATAATGGCGTTAAAATCATCGATGGCTCACTGAAGTTTATCCTGAGCTTGACGAGTATAATCCTAGCCATAATGGCGTTAAAATCCTTTTTTATAGGTTCTATATTTTTTAAATTTCTCCGTATAATCCTAGCCACAATGGCGTTAAAATGTCGTTTTTTATAAGTTTGAACCTTTTTTTCAACTTGTATAATCCTAGCCATAATGGCGTTAAAATTTTGAATAGGTAGCCTTCACTATATAAAATTCTACATGTATAATCCTAGCCATAATGGCGTTAAAATTATCCAAAAAACTGGAATAGAAATATATCACGTACCAGTATAATCCTAGCCATAATGGCGTTAAAATACAGGTGGTTCGTCCTATACAATTACTGGCACAACACAGTATAATCCTAGCCATAATGGCGTTAAAATACTGGTTATGGTAAGACTATGATGGGACTTCTGTGGTATAATCCTAGCCATGATGGCATTGATACTTGTTTACATTAGATACACACTTAGAGAGTTATTGCATATGTTTTTAAATATGATGGTGTTAATATAATATAATTTTATATCTTTGTATAAGTTGTAACGAGTATAATCCTAGCCATAATGGCGTTAAAATTCAACTCCTTCTACTTTTTGTAGCATTTTCCATGGGGTATAATCCTAGCCATAATGGCGTTAAAATCGTAGTAGAATTTACAGGTATAAAGAAAAAGGTCTTAGTATAATCCTAGCCACAATGGCGTTAAAATAGAATTAAAATAAGGAGTAAAAGAATAATCTCCAAAAGGTATAATCCTAGCCACAATGGCGTTAAAATGTGAAGTAGATGTAAACATACTTGGTCATATTTTTAAGTATAATCCTAGCCATAATGGCGTTAAAATGGTTAAAAGAGAATATATAACAAGGTTTCATTCATATATAATCCTAGCCATAATGGCGTTAAAATCCATTTGTGTTGGAGGTTTAGATAAAATCCATGAGTATAATCCTAGCCATAATGGCGTTAAAATGTTGTTAAGAAATAAGCTATTGAGTATTTATATATCTCGTATAATCCTAGCCATAATGGCGTTAAAATCTAAAAGTAATTTAGATACATTATACTCTGAAATGCTTATAATCCTAGCCATAATGGCGTTAAAATCATAAAGAACTCTAAACGTAAATTGATAGAAAGGCTTGTATAATCCTAGCCATAATGGCGTTAAAATTCGAATAAAACAAATGACGTTTATTTAAATGAGGAGGGTATAATCCTAGCCATAATGGCGTTAAAATTATAAAATGCGACTTTGTCTTTACTGACATCCTCAGTATAATCCTAGCCATAATGGCATTATATTTACTAGCTATCAATCTATATTAAGGCTATTAAAGACAATTGAATAGATTATTTAATAAGTGTTCATTATTTTATCCTGTTCAGTGACACTGAACACTTTAAAATAATGAACACTTTAAAACAACTTAATTAGAGCAACTACCATTTAATATATATGTAAAACAATTACATTAATGGCTAAAATCTCTAAATTTGTAAAATTAAATAAAGATATATTATTAGAATATATTTATAATGATGCTAACCTACTGAGTGAACCATATAACATATTGGTTAACTCAAAAGATAGGACAACTGGATATTTTTCAACAAGTACATCATCCACTAGCAATACAAAAACAAATCAATTATTTAGACTAGATCCAATAGAATCTAAATGGGGTAAGGTAGATGAAAGTAATTATACATTTTTACAAGAAAAAAACTATACTGCATCCTCACCACTAAGACATGATACAGTTAAAATACATTTACCTATAAATTGGACATTTGGACAATACTTAGGATTTTATGTTAGAATATATGCATTTGATAGGTTAAATCAAACACAACATGATTTATCAAATTTCTATTTTGATATGACAGATGTTGAACAACAGTATTTACTTAATTTTTCATCACCACCACTTTTATTCCAAGAGAAACTTTGGGGTAAGAATATTGTATTAGATATACCAGCTTTAAGTGAGGTTTCTACACAATTAACAAATCAAGAACCAACTGAAAATAGTCTTAACTCTGTTCTTACTAATGGTCTTGGTTTAAATATAAATTCCCCTGTATTTATAGATTTTCATTTTATAAATAAAACTCAGAGAATAAATCAAATAAAGACATATTTATTAGAAAGTGCAATTACTACAACAATTCCACAGACACCAGAATTTGAAAAACTAGGTCTTAAAATAGAAAACTCCCCTAATGGTGACTTTTTTGAGATTTATGGAACATACAATGGTAATATAGCTGAATTTAAAAGGTTTATAGATGATGCAATACCATTGGGTAACAGATACTATGTACAATACAATATAACGATATATGAGCAAAATATAAGGGGCAAAACAACTACTATAACACTTACTAATAACTTCAATGAGACTGTTGAATATAGACCTATTATAAAGTACTCAACCACGACTGCTATTATAGATGTAGAACTTAGACTTATAGACTCTGTTGACCAGTCTTATATAATAAGAAGGGCATCATATGGTATGTTACAAGATGAGGTATCTAAGTATTCTCTTAGAATGACTAAAATAAATATAGCTAATGCATCCAAGCCAAAGGTGTATAATATAAAATCTTCAATAAATCCAGATTTAGTTGGGGTTGCTAACTCTTTTGGTGTTATACCAATAAACAACACTCCTAAATCACCTATTAGACCTAGAATAACACTAGATGAATTAAATTCAAATAATAACAATGGTGGCAATAGTGGCGTTATTGTAGAACAAGTTAAAGTACCATTCCCTGTTTTGGTAGATAGGTTTAATATAATGGCTAAATCAGAAAGTTCAGTATTGGACGAAAGTAGGTTCTATGGATTTGGTAAAATACAAATACTTTTATATCCGTTTGATAATGTAATATCATTCACAATAGCTTCTGGTACTAATGAAAAACCAAAATACCTAGATTTAACAGGTTATTCTGAAATTCTATTTACCATAAAGAACGACAAAACATCAATATCATTCTCTCCTTTTATAGAATCTGGTGAAGTAGACCTAGCAAATGGTATAGTTGTATTTAAAATAACACAAGGTAAATTCAGTCAAATAAAACAAATATTTACTAGTGGTATAAACGTTTTTTATATAACTGGTACTAATTCATCAACTACTTCAGTTGTCTATACTGGGTTGTTTAAAATATATGATGATATGAACAATGTTGGGGAATTAAATGATGATATAGAAAATGGTGGAGTAGAACAAGATGTTGTAACTGAACCAGAGAAGGAAACTGCAATAGTAACTAGAAGAGTTATTAGTGATGGTAATAGACCAATTAAAAAGTCTAGTTCTGCTAATACACCCAATACTAATAGCAGACCAAATGATGTTAGATTTAGGGATTCTGGTGATGATATATTCAATGAATAAGAGATTTTCATAAGTTAATATATACTATAAATACATATAATTGAATGAGACTTAGTTCGCAATCATCACAGTTCATATTTAACCTACCACAATCATTCCTTCCAAATGAATTGATAGAGAGTTATCAACCTATATTGGAAAAAAACTGGGTTCAGTATGAAAACGTCATAGACTATATAAATTCCACAATCTTGTCAGTGAATTTTCCAGGTATATCTTTTGATATGCCAGAGCAGATAAGAATGAGGGGTAAGAAAAGAAATTTCAAACCTTCTAAGAATCCACAAGATATAGTATCTACTAGAGAACTTCAAATAACTTTTAGATCAGTTGATGCTTATCTTAATTATTGGCTATTATTTGATATTATAAACAAGCATTATATAGATGTTGAGAATTCTTTTCTGGATCCATTTACTATAACATCATTGGACATACACAGAGATGCTATATACATAATTAAATTTGGTGAGATAATTCTTAGGAGTTTATCAGATGTCAATTTCAATTACTCCCAACAAAGAGTTACTGGTAAAGAATTTACACTAACGTTTAGTTTCAACTTCTATGACATAGAATTTTTATTAGATAAGAGTAAGGTATTAGAGACAAAGAATATTACTACTATAATACAAAAAATATAACTATATGGAATATTTAAAAGAATGGAAAGAGTTCAATCCTGTATTAGATTTAAAAGTAAAGGAGTATGTGAGTATGAATAAGTACAACCTACCAGATTTATGGAACAAGAGTTTGTCTGAGGACGAAAATGTAGATTCTATGATTGAGTACTTTACTAAGTATCCAAATGAAATGGTACATTCTATAAGCAATGATAACATAAGAAAAGCGAGTCAGAAATCTAACTCGCTTGAATATGTGCCTATTCTACAGAATATAGGAGGTCATTCTTTCGAAGCCTAAATTTCTTCGTCCTTAGACTTAGAAACTCTCTTCTTTCTTTTCTTACCAAGACTAACTACTGACTCATCCAAATCTTTATCATAGCTAATTGTTAGTGTAGAACCCTCTTTAGGACTTTCTTGGATGATAAACTCTGTTACATAATCATCAATCCAAGTCTGTAAAGCTCTTTTAAGAGGTCTAGCACCACTATCTAAGTTATAACCAACATCTAGAAGGTGTTCCTTCAATTCATCTGTTACAATTAGATTATATCCAATATCAGAACCTCTTTTAAGTGTCTTAGTAATTTCAAGTTCAACAATCTTCATAATGTCATCTCTGTCCAAATCTTTGAAGTAGATAATATCATCTAATCTATTGATAAACTCTGGTGGAAAAGCCACACTTAATTCCTTTTGTAAAATAGCTTTAACTTTATTGTGTTCTTTCTCAACTGATGTTTTTGTTGAGAAGCCTAGTCCAGTTCCAAAACTCTTAACCTTTCTAGTACCAACGTTTGATGTCATCAGAATAACACAATTCTTAAAAGATACTTTTCTTCCATGTGAATCTGTTACAACTCCATCATCTAACATTTGTAAAAATAGATTGACAACATCAGGGTGGGCTTTCTCAATTTCATCAAAAAGAATAACAGAGTAAGGCTTTCTCCTTACCTTATCCAATACATTACTATCTTCATATCCAACATACCCAGGTGCAGAACCTTGGATTCTAGTAAGGGAGACTTTCTCCATGTATTCAGACATATCTAAACGAATAATAGAATCCTCTGAGTCAAACATATACTTAGCAATTTGTTTAGCCAATTCAGTTTTACCAACTCCACTATTACCAATTAGTATTCCTGAGAAAATTGGCTTGTTAGGATCTTTCATACCAACTCTACCTCTCTGTATAGCTTGTACTACTTTTTTAACTGCTTTGTCTTGACCAACAACGTTATTTGAAATAACATCAAACATTTTGGCTAATTTAGAATTTTCTTTTTGCCCAACCTTACTAACAGGAACTCCAGTTATCATAGATACTACTTGTGCAACATCTTCTTGTGACACAACTTGTGGGTTATTTTTAGTATCTTCTTCCCACTTATCTCTAGCCAATTCTAATTCGGCATCAAGTTCTTTCTCAACATCTCTAAGTCTAGCAGCTTGTTCATATTTTTGAGACCTAATTACTTTTTTCTTTTCTTCTTTAATATCCTCAATCTTTTTCTCGATTTCAGTTATCCTTTTAGGAACAACTATATTTGAGATATGAACTCTTGATCCTGCCTCATCTAATGCATCAATTGCTTTGTCTGGTAAGAATCTATCACTCATATATCTGACTGTAAGATCAACACAAGATTCAATTGCCTCTTGTGAGTAAACCACATTATGATGCTTCTCATATTTATCTTTGATGTTTCCTATGATTTGTAAAGTTTCCTCTGGTGTGGCAGGTTCTACGATTACTTTTTGAAATCTTCTTTCCAAAGCAGCATCTTTCTCAACATGCTTTCTGTATTCGTCTAATGTTGTTGCACCAATTATCTGAATTTCACCACGTGCTAATGCTGGTTTGAACATATTGGAGGCATCTAGGCTACCAGATGCTCCACCAGCACCAACCATAGTATGAATTTCATCGATAAAAAGAATAACATTTGGCTCATCTTCTATTTCACTCATAAGAGCCTTAACTCTTTCTTCAAATTGACCCCTATATTTAGTACCAGCGACCATAGATGCTAAGTCTAACATAACAATTCTTTTATCAAAAAGAACTCTACTTACCTTTCTCTGTACAATTCTAAGTGCTAGACCTTCTGCAATAGAAGATTTACCAACACCAGCTTCACCAATGAGAATAGGATTGTTCTTTTTTCTCCTAGATAAAATTTGAGAAACACGTTCTATTTCTTTATCTCTACCAACAATAGGATCTAGCTTACCATCTTCTGCCATATTAGTAAGATCTCTACTATATGTATCAAGGACAGGAGTCTTAGATTTACCATTCTTCTTGTCAGGGACTTTAAAATCTTCATCTGGTGGTCCATCATCTGCAATAGAGTTTTTCACATCGATAGTTTTCCTTAAGTAATCTTTCCCTTCTTTGTCTTTTTGCATAATTTGATTTTTATTCATAATGTTTATAGTGATTAATAAGTATTTTGTTTCTTAAATATGGACAAATATACAAAATAGTTTTAATTAAATTGTTATAATTTGCTCAATAATTTTTTAGTTTTTATAACCAACTGATTCATTGTGTTTTAATGAAGTATTTTTTTTAATTTGTAGCTTCTTATTTCTTGTTTGCTTAATCTTACAAAGTAATCACTGCAAAAAGTAATATGCATTGATTTAGAATTGGGATTATATCCATACGTAACATTTTTAACAAATGTGTTATAAAAATTAAACACATTGCTATTAACATTAAATTTGTACATATTTTTTAGTTTATTCAATAGATCCAAATCTAAATTTGTAATAATTGACCAATCTATAGAAGGTATTACATCAGTGTATGTTGTATATGAATTTGATAGAGTGTTAAAATCAATAACTTCTATTCTTCCTATCCCCCTCTATATTAATTTCAGTTATCATGCTAGTCTAAGCGGGTATATTAAGTTTCTTATAAATACATTTTCCTCACCACCTATTGTATCAACCCATTCTTCATAAGATTGACCACCAAGAATGTCAGTGTCATATTCAGGATATTTTTTCCTATTAAAAACTCTCTCGTCTATTATTAGACAAAAGGCAGTTAATTGATCCCCGAGATCTGGTTCGTAAAAATCACTTGTTAGGATACCTCTATCAGTTAACATCTTGTGATAATTATTGAGACTACCTAGACAATTACCATCAATACCTTTTCTGATGTTAGTAGTACCACCATTTAATATAACAAAAGTTTCGTGATTATCTGCCCAATCTATATACTGTTTATGATATTTATTAAAGGAATTGAGTTTAGTAACATTTCTTCCATATCTAACTACGGAGTGTCCAAACTGTATTCCCTTTTGTATGTCCTATATATTATAAGGGACTAGTCCATACATTCTTAATTCTAGATTTTCTTCTTTTTTCATAATTTTTTAATTAAATTTAAAAAGTTTATCTTTAAAAGATAAACTTTTTTACAAAGGGCTATGATTTTATCCTTCGAGATGGGAAGGGCTTATCACAATTAAGCTTTGCCTATTATACTAGCACCCAATTAGTGAGAGAGGATAGGATTCGAACCCCGAAGTCTGTTAAGACACTCATATTACTTTATATAAGCCCATTTGACCACTCTGGAACTCTCTCATATTCTATACTTTTTCAAATCCACATCTTTTAAGATAGCCTTGTCCAACTTCTGTACCTAACCATTGTACAGTAGAATTTACAA